GCTAGATACGTATCATCTATATGTAAGCTAGCTATCGTCCCAAAAGATAAACGTGGTCCTCGTATAATCTGCACTCAGCCTGTTGGGCTGATGTGGATACAACAAGGGCAACTACGTTCTCTAAATAAGGCAATAGAGTCCTCTGCTATCCTTAAGGTTAACCGTCTAATTAACGGGGAACCTTCCACGGCGATAAAATTCCGTGATCAAACACAGAACGGTAGTCTCGCTCTCGAGTCCTCACGGACGCGGGAGTTTGCGACAATCGATCTGAAGGATGCTAGCGATCTAGTTAGCTGGGGTCTCGTGCGTTACTTATTAAATAAGGATACGCATAAGTTCCTGGCTGCTAGTCGCGCAATGTACGTCAGAGTACCGGGTAACGAACTCGTAAAGTTGCACATGTACGCCCCTATGGGGAGTGCTATGTGTTTTCCAGTCGAGTCGCTGGTATTCTGGTGTGTAGCCGCTGCGGCTACATACGTACAGAGAGGTGTGACATACGAGTATCTAGCTGGTGGACCTGTTTCGAAGTTTCTTCGAAGCAACCTCAGTGAAGTATTCGTTTTTGGTGATGACATCCTTGTTCGACGTGAGTCTTGCAAGTTTGTCTGTGAGTGTCTTGAATGGGTTGGTTTTAAACCAAACTATAACAAGACGTTTGCGGAGGGACTCTATAGAGAGTCCTGTGGCGTAGACGCTTATAATGGTGAGCGATTAGACATCGCTCGCCTACAGTGCACGTCCATCACCAGTATGTCGGATGCCTATGCTAGCATAGACCTTGCTAATAGAGCAAGGCGCTTAGGCATGACTGGCCTCGCTGATTACCTAGAGGCAAATGTCGAATCCTTCGTTGGATTCGGCATAGCCTCCGGTTTAACCGGAGGTGCCCTTTGGGACAGAGGCTGGCCGTACGATAGTCAGGGAGCCGATGTGGCTCTCTCATGGAACATAGCTCACAGGAAAAGAGTGCGCTTTAATTGCGCACTCCAGTACTGGGAGGCTATGACCGTTATCGCACGCCCGCTCGATTCCATCGAGCCGCAAGACGGTAGGAACCGTCTGTTCAGAGGCTTAACCTCTGGCGTTGATGAACATACC